CAAAAATTTACTTACCAAGAGCAGACACATTACAAAAGTACTTAGGTTACTAGAGTATGGCAAATACTAGACTAACAAAATCTGTAATAGATGCACAACTACAAAAGTCTGTAGGCAAAGGACAAGATCTTTTAAGTACAGCCTCTAGTTATGCTTCATTTGGTGTAGATCAGATGAAAGGGTTAGTAAGTGATGCTAGTTTAAAAGTTATAGACGCGGCTAAGAATGGTGTAACAGATACTCTTACTGGTGCAACAGCAGGCGTTAGTGCCGCTTCGACAGGTAAAATAACTTTTGATGAAATGTTAGCAAACTTGCAAGAGTCACTTAAGAATTTACCAGCATTAGGTAAAACTGAAAATCAACTAAAAAGATATGCAACATACAATTATAATATTACACTTGCTTGTTTAACAGTTAACGAAATAAATTTTCCAGATACAACATATAGAATATCTCCTCCGCAAGTAACAGTTTTAAGATCAGGTGGTGGCGCTCCTGGAAAAGCAATGACAGCATACGAAAGTAGCGATGCTCAGTTAGAATATTACATTGATAATTTAGTAATGAATAGCGTAATTGCGCCAACTAGTAAAACACGTACCTCAAATGCTACTGTACAAAGTTTTACTGTACATGAACCTTATAGTATGGGACTGTTCCTACAAACTTTAATGATTGCGGCAAACAAAGCAGGACATGCAGACTATCTTAAAGCACCGTTTGCATTAATAATTGAGTTTAGAGGATATGACGACAACGGAAATATACTTGATACAGGATCAACAACACGACGAGTATTTCCTATTAAAATTGCTAAGATGGATTTTGATGTAAATGGTTCAGGTAGTTCATATAATATTAGATCACATGCTTGGAACGAAAGTGCATTAACAATGGTTTCTCAGCATACAAAAACTGATACAATTATAACAGGCGATTCAGTACAAGAACTTTTACAAGGTGGTCCTGAAAGTTTAACTGGTATTATTAATAGACGTAATAGCGAAGCGGCAAAAGCACTTAACACAATTAATAAAGATGAATATTTTATTATGTTTCCGCCACAACTTGTAAGTAGTCTTGGACTAGGAAACAAAGCAGATACGCCAGGCGAAAATAAAGCGGCTATGAAAGAAATAGAGTTTTATAAAAAACTAACAGGCGGAACCTTTGAGACTTTATTAGACTATGAAGAAGATGCGGCTAAAGAAACTATAGAATCATACATTAATTTACAGCCGGGTAATAATAACCTATCAGCAGTTATAAAGCGTATAGCAGATAATAAAGATGTTGCAAACGATATAGGTAAAGGCACAATAGCACGTTCAATGGCAACGGGTGGTGCTGTACCGTTTGGTAGAGAAGCATTTTCAAATGATCCAGACACTGATGTTTTTAATTCAGATCGTGTAACAATATCTAATAGTTTTAGAACATTACAGTTTCCGCAGTCAACAAGTATAGAACAAATAATTGAAGAAGTAGTTATATTAAGTACCTATGCAAAAGATGCCGCAGTTGAAGTTAAAGCAGACGCAGACGGAATGGTAGATTGGTTTAGAGTACATACCCAAACTTTTTTAGTACCAGACGAAGATGTAAGATCAAAGACAGGCGAGAATCCAAAAGTATTTGTTTATGCAGTTGTGCCTTACAAAGTACATAGCAGTATCTTTAGTAACGCAACACAGCCATCAGTTGGAATTGAAAAGAGAGTAGCACAAGCGGCAAAAGAATACAATTATATATACACTGGTAAAAATGATGATATTATAGATTTTGAAATTAATTTCAATACATCATTCTTTACTGCATTAAGTTCTAACTATAACGGTTCAGGCGATTCTAAAAATGCAACAAAAGATTCTACTAATAATCCAGGTAATCCTCACATAGCGGCCAAAGAAGGGTCTGCAGGAAACAATAGCTCTACTGGTAGTAAATCTCTTAAAGAGGATCCTAGTAGTAAAAATACAGGAACCGGAGGAGGTAATACTTTAGAAACTCCAGAAGTCCAAATTGCTAGATCATTTAATGAAGCTATAGTAAATAATGAGACTGACTTAGTAAGCATGGACCTAACAGTATTAGGCGATCCATATTACCTTGCAGACAGCGGTCAAGGAAATTATAGTTCTCCCCCATTAACAAAAGCATATACTGCTGATGGAACAATGGACTATCAAAGATCTGAAGTAGAAGTAGTTGTAAATTTTAGAACACCTATTGACTATAACCAAACAGACGGATCAATGATATTCCCAGAAGATACTGTACCAGTTAAATCATTTAGTGGATTGTATAAAGTGAACACAGTTGAAAATAAATTTGAAGGCGGAAAATTTATACAAGTACTTTCATTAATACGTAGAAATAATCAAGAGTCAGATATTGGAATACCTGGTACTCCAGACAATACATCAGCAGTTGAAACAACAGATGAGAAAAAACCTAACGAAACTAAAAATAATCCAGAATCAGTTACAGCTGAAACAACTACACCAACTAATACAGGGAATCCGCAGTAATGGCAATTGATGGACGCAGTGGTAGACCCCAATTAGTTAAGGACCCAGGTCCTTATGAAGCAATAGTTGTATCACATCTAGATCCAAAAAAGATGGGAACACTATCAGTTGAACTATTAAAGAATAGTAGATCAGGTAACCAAACAGAACGTAGTGGACAAATTGTACAAGTAAAGTATATGTCACCATTTGCTGGATCAACACCTATTAATGGCAACACAGCAAACGATGACTTTGCAGGAACACAAAAAAGTTACGGTATGTGGTTTGTTCCGCCAACACCAGGAACAAAAGTTCTTGTTGTATTTGCTGAAGGTAACCTAGCAAGAGGTTATTGGATTGGTTGTATTCAAGATACATATATGAATTGGATGACGCCGGATCCTTGGAGCGGCACAACAGCAAACAATTATGATCCTAATTTAAAATTACCAGTAGGTGAATTTAACAAACGTTTACAAACAGGTAAAGGTACAGATCCTAGTTTATATGAGAAGCCTGCAAATTTAGACTTCTATACTATACTTGGTAGACAAGGTCTGCTAAATGACGATGTAAGAGGCCCTGCTAACAGTTCTAGTAGGCGTAATTTGCCCAGCAGTGTGTTTGGAATATCAACACCAGGGCCAAGAGATAAAAGAGACGGTGCTCCTAAAGCTACAGTAGGCTCTTCAGAAACAAGAACACAAAGATTTACAAGTACACTAGGCGGATCAAGTTTAGTATTTGATGACGGTGACGAACGTTATGTAAGAAATAGTTTTGCTCAAAGCGATGCTCAACAATACACAGATTTAATTGGAGAAGAAAATCCAACATCTGGTCTTAAACAAGTTCCTAAAGGTGAATGTGTACGTTTAAGAACTAGAACAGGTCACCAAATATTATTACATAATTCAGAAGACTTAATTTACATTGCTAATGCACAAGGTAGTTCTTGGATTGAAATGACTGCTAATGGTAAGATTGATATCTATGCACAGGACAGTGTAAGTGTTAGAACACAAAACGATTTGAATATAAGTTCAGATAGAGATATAAATTTAGCCGCGGCAAGAGATATTAATATGAATGCCGGGCGTGACTATAAACTTACTGTATCAAATAACAGTGATGTTAAAGTTGGCGTTGATCATAAAATTGACGTTGGCTCAAATAATGATATCTATGTAGGTGCTGATCAAAAATTATATGTAGGTGCAACTAGAAATACAATAGTAACAGGCGCACATACTATTAGTAATAAAGCAACACTTGATATTAATACAACAGGTGATAGAAAAGATACACAAGCAAACTTAGATCTAAATACAGGCGGCTATAACTATCTTACAGCAGGTGGCAATACTGATATACTCAGTGGAGGCAATCATACAGAAACTGCCGCACAGATTCACATGAATGGCCCAGCGGCTACATCAGCGGCCACAGCAGGCACAGCGGCAACAGCAGTAGTTGCGGCACCAGCACTTTGGCCTGTTAGAGTTCCTGTACATGAGCCTTGGAATGCACATGAACATTTAGATCCATTAACATTTGTTCCTAGTTTTTCACAAGCAAGTGCTTCGCCAAGTCCTGCACTTAGAGAAACAACTCCGTTGGTTAATACAGATGCAGATGCTTCTGTTACTAATACAACAAATACGTCAGCGGCTAACCAAGGCGGGCCACAATCAGTAACTCCGGGTGTAGTTGGACCAATAGGAAATCAACCTGCTAATCCTGTACCAGTAACTGATTTACAAGAATACTTCTTAAGTGTAATGATAAAGAAAGCAGGACTAGATCCTGCTAATGCACTTAAAACAGCAGACGCTTCAAAACTTGCTCCAGGTGAAACACCAGGCAATGCAGAAGCACTTGGTATGGCTATGGCACAGATACAAGCAGAGTGTAGTTTTAAACCTAGAAGTGAAAACTTAAATTATAGTGCTAGACGTTTACGTCAAGTATATCCAAGTCGTGTTAGAAGCGATGCGTTTGCACAAGAACTTGCGGCCGCAGGACCTGCCGCTATAGGTAATACGTTATATGGTAACAGATACGGCAACGCACAAAATGAAGGTTACAAGTATCGTGGTAGAGGACTTATTCAGTTAACGTTTAAAGGCAATTACGAAACATACGGCAGAAAAGCCGGACATCCTGAAATTGTTGAAAACCCAGACTTAGTTAATGATCCGGAAATTGCAGTTGCAATAGCGGCCGCATATATTAATAGTAAATCAATAAGTTGGGATAGTTTCAATTTTGGTACACTAGGAAACGAATTTAGAAAAGCAGTTGGTTATGCAAACCAAGGCGGTGCAGAAACTAACAAGCGTATTGGACTAGGTAAAGGTTTTGCAAGTAAAATGATAACTGGTGATCTTGTAACTAGAGATAGCATTACAACAGAGCCAGCAGGCACTAATATTGAAGCAGGAAAACGTGTAGAAACTCCAATATCAGGTCCACAATAAGTAGGTAAATATAGACATGAGTACACAAGAGAAAAAACTGTATAAAGATGTTACAGTAAAGTCAAATAAAAGACCGCAACCGCAGGTACAAAGTAGAGCCTATAGAGGTATTTCTACAACAAATCCTGAGAACACCAGTTTTAATCTTTACGATATTGCACTCATTAAACAGGATATCATAAACCACTTTCACATTAGAGTAGGTGAAAGACTAGAGAATCCAGAATTTGGAACTATTATTTGGGATGTCATTTTTGAACCAATGACAGATGGCTTAAGAGATGCTATCGCAAGTAATGTAACAGATATTATTAATTATGATCCGAGAGTAAGCGTCGAACAAGTTACAGTAGACACTTATGAAAGTGGTATTATGGTCGAGTGTACACTTACATACTTGCCTTACAATATTTCTGAAAGTATGCGTATGAAATTTGATGAAGATAACTCAATTTTATCATAGAATTAAATACGCACTTTACCGTTCTGAATAAATACTGTAACATATAAAGGAAGCAAAGTATGTCAACAACCGACAGACAAAACAGACTATTACTAGCTGAAGATTGGAAGCGAGTATATCAGTCTTTTAGAAATGCAGATTTCCAAAGTTACGACTTTGATAACCTGCGCAGAACAATGATAAATTACCTCCGTCAGAACTATCCGGAGGATTTCAACGACTACATCGAATCAAGTGAATACTTGGCATTGATTGACCTTATTGCTTTCTTAGGTCAAAATATGTCTTTCCGTGTTGACCTTAATGCAAGAGAAAACTTTTTAGAATTAGCAGAACGTAGAGAGTCGGTACTACGTTTAGCTCGTTTACTTTCTTACAATCCAAAACGTAACCAATCAGCAAATGGTTTGTTAAAATTTGAAACAATTAGTTCTACAGAAGAGCTATATGATTCAAACGGTACTAACTTATCTGGACAAACAGTTATTTGGAATGATGTTTCAAACCAAGACTGGTATGAGCAGTTTATTAAAGTAATGAATTCTGCACTACCTGCAAACAGTGTATTTGGTCGTCCTGTAAAAACTGATACTGTTAATGGTATTAGTGTTGAGCAGTATAGAGTTAATGGCGTAAACGTAGATATTCCTGTATTTGGATTTAGTAAAAACGTTGATGGTAAATCAACACAGTTTGAAATTACAAGTACTAATGTTGAAAGTGGTAACATTGTAGAAGAAGCCCCACTACCAGGAAACAATTTTGCATTCCTTTACAGAGATGACGGCCAAGGTGCTGGATCAAACAACACAGGATTCTTTGCACACTTTAGACAAGGACGTTTAGATCAAGGTAACTTCTCAATAGCAACTCCAAGTTCAAACCAAGTTGTTGCAATCGATGCTGTAGATGTTAACGACACAGATGTTTGGTTGTACAAATTAGATGACATTGGTAATGAAAACGAGTTATGGAGTAAAGTTGATGCTGTAGAAGGTAACAACATTGTTTACAACAGTTTAAATAAAAATATTAGAAACATTTATTCAGTATTAACTAGAGTTGAAGATAGAATTAGTTTAATATTCTCAGATGGTACATTTGGTGCATTACCAAAAGGTACATTTAAAGTTTACTACCGTGTAAGTGATAACAGAACATTTGTTGTAAGTCCAGCAGAACTTATAAACATTACAATTACTATTCCTTACAGAAGTAAATTAGGAACATCAGAAAATCTTACAATAGGCTTAGAACTAAAATACCCTATTGAAAATTCAAGTACTTCAGAAACTAATGCAAGTATTAAAGCAAATGCCCCTGCAACATACTATACACAAAATAGAATGGTTACAGGCGAAGACTATAACGTTGCTCCATTAGGTGTAAGTCAAGAAATTATTAAAGTTAAGAGTGTAAACAGAACAGCAAGTGGTATTAGTAGATATTATGATTTACTTGACGCTACTGGCAAATATAGTAAAACTAATTTGTACGGTAAAGACGGTATACTTTATACACAGAACTTAACTAGCAAAGAAGTATTTTCTTTTACAACAAAAACAGACATTGAAGGTATTATTAAGAATCAAATAGAAGTTATTCTTAAAAATTATAAAATTAAAAACTTTTATTACTCACAGTTTGCAAAAATAATTGTAGAAGAATTAGGTGCAAGATGGAATCAAGTTTCGTCAGCAACTAATTTAACAACAGGTTACTTAACAGACATTGATAGTACAAAATTAAGAGTAGGTTCATTTACAGGTTCTACGTTACAATATCTTGAACCAGGTAGTATGATAAAGTTTATTGCACCACCAGGCTATCACTTTATGTCAGATGGCTCTCATTCACTTATGGCAGGTAATGCAGATCATCCTAATGCAATAACTTACAAATGGACAAAAGTTATAAGTGTTAACGGCCCAGGTGTTGACAATACAAATGACGGCTTAGGTGCTATTGTTCTTAACGATATTATTCCAGGTCCAATTAATGGCGATCTTTCAACTGCTCCTATTATACAAGAAATTAAACCTGTGTTTACTACAGCAATCGAAAATCAAATTAAAACTCAAATTATTGATCAAGTGTTTACTTACAAAACGTTTGGTTTAAGATTTGATTTTAAAACATCAACATGGCGTGTTATAGTAGAAGACGATCTTGATATCTTAAATGCATTTACTACAGGTAAAACAGGCGACATAACAGGACAAAACTTAGACAGTAGTTGGTTATTGTTATTCCAAACAGACGGAGAAACATACACAATTACATATCGTGGACAGCGTTATGTGTTTGAAAGCGATAAAGAAATTAGATTCTATTACGACAATTCAGATAAAGTATATGATCCATTAACTAACGAAGTTGTAAAAGATAAAATTAGTTTAATGAGTATTAACACACAGCCAACTAGTACAGGATATGCACTTACTCCGTTTACAGTTCCTTTCAATTGGGAGATTGTAAATGAGTATAGAGATAAAGAAGGCTATGTAGATAGTAAAAAGATTGAAGTTGGATTTTATGACAGCGACGATGATGGTGTTGTAGATGATCCAGAAATTTTTGATAAGTTTATTACAACATCGTCCACAGGTAAATTTATATACCAAAAACAATATACTACAACTGATGCTGTAGAAGATTTTAGATATGTAAATGCTTCAGATGAAAAAATTACAGCAGTAGAAACAGAAACAGTTATTACAAATGCTGGCATTGAAAGTTACGCAACAGGTACAGTGTTTTATATTATAGATAAAAATATTTTTAAAATTTATAATACAACAACTGAAAAATTAGAGCTAACAGTAAACTTTAGAGCTTACACAGGTAGAGATGGAATCATATTTCAATATGAGCATTCAGCAGACGAAAGCAATAGAATAGATCCAAGTAGCTCTAACATTATTGACACTTATGTATTAACAAGATCATATGATACAACTTATAGACAATATGTTGCAGGCGCACTAGCAACAAAACCGTTGCCGCCAAGCAGTGATGTATTGTTTATTAACTTTGGTGAACAAATAAACAAAATTAAGTCAATTAGTGATGAAGTAATTTATCATCCAGTTAAGTACAAAGAGCTGTTTGGTATTGGAGCAAGCGACGACTTGAAAGCATCATTTAAAATTGTAAAAAATACAGATAAAGTTGTTAATGAAAATGAATTAAAAGCAGGCGTTATCACAGCAATTAATGAATTCTTTGCTATAGAAAACTGGGAGTTTGGAGATACATTTTATTTTACAGAGCTTAGTGCTTATGTAATGACACAACTTGCTCCGAACTTAGCGGCATTTGTTATTGTTCCTACACAAGACTCACTTACTTTTGGTAGTTTGTTTGAAGTCAAGTCAGAAGCAGACGAAGTGTTTATAAGCAGTGCAACAGTTGATAACATTGAAGTTGTTACAACTCTTACAGCAACTAAATTAAAATCACAAGGTGCAATAGTTAGCACAACACAAGACGTAACTGCTAGTCAAGCAGTAGCATCAAGTATTGATAGTTTGAACTTAGGTAGTAGTTCAAGCAATGTAAGTTCGAATCAAAGCAGTTACTCACCTAGTTCAAGTAGCAGTAGCAGTAGCAGTAGCAGTAGCAGTAGTTCAAGTAGCAGTAGCTCAAGCAGTTCAAGTAGCAGTAGCTCAAGCAGTTCAAGCAGTTCAAGTAGCGGCTCAAGTAGCAGTGGTTCAGGTAGTAATAGCGGAGGATACGGTTACTAATGGCGTATGAAAATAACCAATCAGATTTTCCATTACCAGTAGGCGGTAATGAAGGAAGTCGTAAAAGTGAAAACTTACTTCCTAAGTACTTTAGAACTGATGCTAACAGTAAATTTTTACAAGCAACATTAGATCAATTAGTACAGCCAGGCGTTGCAGAAAAACTCAACGGTTACTATGGTAGACAAATATCTAAAGCATACAATGCTGACGATAATTATGTAGGCGATATATCTACACAAAGAGAAAATTATCAGTTTGAACCTGTAACACTTATAAAAGATGAACTAAACAATGTTACATTTTATAAAGACTATAATGACTATCTAAATCAAATTAAAAGTTTTGGTGGCAACACAGAAAATCAAGAAGTATTAAATTCACAAGAATATTATGCATGGCAACCACACATTGACTGGGATAAGTTTAGTAACTTCCGTGAATACTATTGGCTACCATATGGTCCACAAACTGTAAGACTTGCAGGACAAGAACGTGGCGTAGAAAGTACTGTTGAAGTATCATTATTTAATAATGTAGACAACGTTGCATACAAGTTTTCATCAGATGACTTAGTAAACAATCCAACACTTATTTTATACAAAGGCCAAACATATACATTTGACATTGATACAATTGGTACACCAATTACATTTAAAACAAAAAGAACTTTAGAATCTAGTTTTAATTATAACGATGGCGTTAGTGCTCAGGGTGTTGAAAAAGGTACAGTAACATTTGAAGTAGATGTTAATGCACCTGAAGTATTATACTATGTTGCAGAAAATGATATTAACAATAGTGGCCTAATACAAATTAAAGACATAGATGAGAATACAGACATCGATGTTGAAAAAGAAATACTAGGTAAAAAGAAATATAAAAGTTCAAATGGCGTACAACTATCAACAGGCATGAAAGTATCTTTTGCAGGATTTGTTACTCCTGAAAAATATGCAACAGGCGATTGGTATGTTGAAGGTGTAGGTAATAATATTAAATTAGTACCTGAAAGCGAACTTTCAATTCCAGGTTCATACTCAGACAATAGAGAAGTTGCGTTTGATACAAATGCATTTGATAGATTGCCATTTGCTAATGCTAATGGATATCCTGCTACAAAAGACTATATTATAGTTAATCGTAGTAGTAATGATAGAAACATGTGGAGTAGATATAATAGATGGTTCCACAAAAATGTAATTGAAGAGTCTGCTAGAATAAATGGGCAAGAGATCAATATTGATCAAAATGCAAGAGCAACAAGACCTATTATTGAATTTAATGCAAACTTAAAATTATTTAACTTTGGTACTTCAACTAAAAGTAACGTAAACGTTATTGATACATTTACAAAAGATATATTTTCAACAGTTGAAGGCGCAGTAGGTTATAATATAGACGGCGTTGATCTTGTAGAAGGTATGCGTGTATTATTTACTGCTGAAGAAGATATTCGTGAAAACGGCAAAATATTTAAAGTTAAATTTATTACACAAAAAGGTCGTAGACAAATTAGTTTAATTGAAGAACCTGATACTACTCCTTTAGAAAATGAAACTGTATTAGCTCTTGATGGACTAGAATACAAAGGTCGTATGTTTTATTACAACGGCAACACATGGAATTTAACACAAGAAAAAACTAAAGTAAATCAACCACCATTGTTTGATTTGTTTGATGCAAACGGTAATAGTTATGGCGATGCTAGTGCATATCCTAATACTACGTTTACAGGTAATAAAGTTTTTAGTTATCGTGAATCTACAGGAAATAATGATTCACAACTAGGATTTCCTATTACATATAGAAGTATTGAAAACATTGGTGATATAGTTTTTGATTTTAATTTACTTAATAGTGAGTTTACATATACTGATACAACATTTGAAACAATAACAACATCAACTGATATTTGTACGTTACAGCAGTATACAACAAGATCAGACTACACTAGTGTTAACGGTTGGATAAAAGCAAACGTACAAAGCACACAAAGAGTTTTACGCCAGTATGTAGCAAATAATAATCAAACTAGTTTTGTAGTTGATGTATTTGATAACAGTTCGTCATTAGACGACTTAGATATTAAGGTTACAGTAAACAATAATTTAAAATTTGAAACTATAGACTATGTATTTGATAAAACTGATACAAATGTAATTGTTAGATTCAATACAGCACTTTTAAAAGATGACGTAGTTGTTTTTAGATGTCGTTCAAGTGCTACTAAAAATGCAAACGGTATATATGAATTACCAATTAACTTAGAACGTAACCCGCTTAACAATGATATTACAACATTTACACTAGGTGAAGTTAACGATCACGTAACAAGTATTGTACAAGAAGTAAATGACTTCTTTGGTATACATCCTGGACCAGGAAATTTAAGAGACATTGGAAACTTATCTACGTTTGGTAGAAAGTTTGTACAACATAGTGGACCAACAAACCTTGCACTATATCATATTACAGATAAAAGTGCAAACATCATTAAAGCAATTGACTTTAACAGACGTGAATATGCTAAGTTTAAAAGATTGTTTATTCAAACAGCATTAGGTTTAGGATTTGACGGAACACCTAAAGCACACGTTGATTTAATATTTGCAGAACTTAATAAAAACAAAACAAGTAACTTACCGTTTTACTTTAGTGATATGGTACCTACAGGTGGTGCAAGAACAATTACTTACGATGCAATACCGGGTAACATATATTATGCACTAAATGAAATATATGATATATCTGTACCAAGTGTAAAAGCAGTTACAGTATACTTAGATGATATACAATTAGTATTTGGTCAAGACTATACCTTTAACACAGACGGCTTTTGTGAAATTACAAAAGAACTTACTGCTGGTCAAGTAATTACAATTAACGAATATGAAACTACTGACGGATCATATGTTCCGCCAACACCAACTAAGTTAGGTTTGTATCCAAAGTTTGCTCCTATTAAGTTTATTGACAATTCGTATACTGAGCCAACAGAAGTAATTCAAGGACATGATGGATCTATAACAAAAGCATATGGCGATTTTAGAGATGACTTAATACTTGAATTTGAAAAAAGAATTTATAATAATATTAGAACTAATTATAATTCAGATATTATTGACATACATGATTTTATTCCAGGAACATATAGAAATACAACTGTAACTAAAGAAAATATTGATAATGTGATGCTTAAAGATTTTGCATCTTGGTTAACAAACATTGATGATGTTGACTATACAGCATTTGACTTTTATAACAGAGGTAATACATTCTCATATAACTATAGCTCAATGCAGTCTCCATTAGATACAGCATTACCAGGTTATTGGAGAGGAGTATACAAACAAGCATACGATACTGATCGTCCACATACTCATCCATGGGAAATGCTAGGACTAACAAATATGCCAGACTGGTGGGAAACAGTGTATGGTCCTGCTCCGTATACAAGTAATAACTTGTTGTTATGGGAAGATTTAGAAAAAGGTATTCTTGCAAAGCCGGGCGTAAATAAAGTTGTACTAGAAAAATATAAAAGACCTGGACTTACAACACATATACCTGTAAATGATTTAGGTCAACTACTAAGTCCATTAGATTCAGGCTATGCTAAAAATTATGTAAATGGTTTAACAAGAGCTTCGTTTGTATTTGGCGACGAAGCACCAGTAGAAACTGCGTGGCGCAGAAGTTCAGAATATGCTTTCTCATTATTTAAAGCATGGATGTTAAATCAACCTACAAAAATTATTGGACTAGGTTTTGATAGACTAAGAACTGTAAGAGATAACTCAAATCAAATTGTATACTCTACAACTAGTAAGCGTTTACGTTTAGTAGATTTAGTATTTCCAAATAATAGTACAACAGGTTCAGATTCAATAAGAGTCTTTACTTCAGGCTTTGTAAACTTTATTGCAAACTATCTTGCAAGTAATGTTGTTTCTAATTACGACACATATCAAAATAATATTGCAAATATTACAAACCAAGTTGCATTTAAAGTAGGCGGATTTACAGACAAGAGTAAATTTAATTTATTACTTGACAGTAGAACTCCTTTAAACCAAGGCAATGTTTTTGTTCCAGAAGAAAACTATCAAGTTACACTACAAACAAGTAGCCCAATTGATGTTGTTACTTACAGTGGTGTTGTAATTGAGAAAGCAACAGCAGGTTATATTATTAGAGGATATGATTCTTCTAACCCAAGTTTTAAATATTACAACTATGTGCCTAATCAAAATGATCCGTTAGTAAATGTTGGCGGTGTAAGTGATTCGTTTATTGAATGGGATTCGGATCAGCGTTATGTTGCAGACGGAGTTGTAAAGTATCAAGAAACATTTTATAGAGTTACTGTAGGACACACTAGTACTGCAATTTTTGATCAATCAAAATTTGTTAAACTTCCAGACTTACCAGTTGTAGGAGGACGTTCTGCACAGTTTAGAACAAGATTTGATTCTAGATTTATAAAACAATTACCATATGGCACATTATTAAGAACAACACAAGAAGTTGTTGACTTTTTGTTAGGTTATGGGGACTATTTACAAAATGCAGGATTTGTATTTGATAATTTTAATCCTACTTTAGAAGCAGTTGAAAATTGGAAACTAAGTGCAAAAGAATTTATGTTCTGGACATTACAGAACTGGGACTCAGGAAGTTTAATTACTGTAAGTCCTTCAGCACAACGCATTGAGTTTTCAACATCTTATGCAGTAGTAGATGATATATTTGATCCATTTTATGAATATGGTTTAGTATCTGCAAATGGTACAAAATTAAGAAAAGAATTTGTAAATATTTTAAGAACAAATGAAAATACTTTTTCACTTACAGTTAAAAATACAGCAGATGGAATATATGCTTTAAAACTTCCGTTAGTACAAAAAGAACATGTTATTGTACTTGATAACGAAACTGTGTTTAAAGATATTATTTACGATCAAGAAGCAGGATATAGACAAGAACGTATTCGTGTACTAGGTTATAGAACTGCTGATTGGGCAGGTGGCTTAAACATTCCAGGCTTTATATATGATGATGCTATTGTTACAACTTGGCAACAATGGAAAGACTATGCAATCGGCGATGCTGTTAAGTATAAAGAATTTTATTATGCGGCTATTACAAAAGTTTCAGGATCAGAATTATTTGTTGATAACCAATGGTACAGACTAGAAGAAAAACCTCAGAGTAAATTACTTACTAACCTTGAATATAAAACAAATCAGTTTGGTGACTTTTATGATCTTGATACAGACAACTTTGATGTTAACCAACAAGAAATTGCACAGCATTTAATTGGTTATCAAAAGCGTGAATACTTGGCAAACATTATTAATGATGATGTAAGTCAATATAAATTCTATCAAGGAATGATTGCAGACAAAGGAACTAAAAATGTTCTTACAAAATTGTTTGATGCATTAAGTAGTGCAGATAAAGAAAGTTTAGAGTTTTATGAAGAATGGGCTGTTAGGTCAGGACAATATGGTGCCAGTGACGGCTTTGAAGAATTAGAATTTTTACTAGACGAAGAACAGTTTCAACTAAGCCCACAGCCAATACTATTAACAGAAACAATACCAGATGACGTATCAGATTTAATTTATCGTCAACTACCAGGAAGCGTATTTGTAGCACCTAATAATTATGCACATAAACCGTTCCCAGTAAAATATGTAAATGATCCAGCATTAAAGACTGCTGGTTATGTAAGAGAAGAAGACGTAAACTATATTGTAAAATCATTTGATGATATATTAAATATTGATCATAATGCTATACAACAAGGACAGTATGTTTGGGTAACATTTGATAAAAATGATTGGAATGTATACAAGTACACAGATACACCTTGTACTATTACAAGTGCATTACCAGTAGACAATGATGCTGTTTTAGTTTTAGATAGACTAACAACATTAAAAGTAGATGACATTGTAGGATTGTATGATGTTACTGATGAAGTACAGGGCTTTTTCAAAGTTAAAAGTGTAGAGCTGAATAGAATTACTATAGCATTACCAGAAGATGTAGCACTAACAACAGAAGCTACAGGCTTAACAGGTATACTTACAACGTTTATTTCAAATCGTGTTACAACACTTGCAGATGCAAATAAATTTGCTGAATCAGATATTGAATTTGGAGAAACACTTTGGGTAGATAGTATTACTGCTGATGGCAAAGGTAAATGGAATGTTATTAAAGCAGGTAATAGTTTTGACTTAGATGAAAATTTAATTAATCCTGCAGAGAGTAATATATCCTTTGGCGAAAGTATTGCAAATGATAGTGCAAATACTGTAGTTGCTGTAGGTTCACCATTAGACGGTGACGGAAAAGTTTACATTTATGAAAGACAACAAGACGGTAGTACAACATTTGGAACATTACAACCTAAGCAAACTTTAGAACCAATTGCTAATTATTCAACTACTCCAGGTAAGTTTGGACAAGCAATGTCTATGAGTCCAGATGGTGAGTACTTAGTTGTTACTGCTCCTAATTCAAGTAATGTTAAGACTGCATATAAAGATGAATTTAATTTTGCTACTGACTATAAGTTAGGTTCTATTGTACAATACAATGGTAACTTATATAAGTCAAGAAGAACTGTCAAAGGAAGAACTGATAACATAGAGTTTGGTACATTTGATAGTGCTAGTCGTTGGAGATCAGATCTTTATAAGATACATGGCACATACGATGATGTGCAATTAATAGCATTAGGTGATTTACCACTAGTAGATGTTGAAATTGATCACATATTAGTTAGAGCTCCGTTAGATGCATATGAAGGAAGTAACATTGGAGATACATTATATCTTGATTGGAATGAATTAAGTCTAAATTATACTCCAGACGTTAAGCCAGAGATTGTTAATATTGAATTAACTAATCCAGTTAGACTAACAACTAATAGTAACCATAGTTTAGCAGACGGTGATCAAGTTATACTAACTGATGTACCAAATGATAATTTATCATTTAGACCTATTGCGTTCCCATACTTGTACGACAACAGCGATATTAATACACCATTTGATACAGTACAACAAAGTAGTGTTAAAGGAATTGAAGGCACAAAATATTATGCTAAAGTATTAACAAATCAACAAATTGAATTATACAGCAACGAAGCATTAACAACTAAAGTTAACGGTACTGTAGGATTTGTAGGTACAGCAAATATTGGCGGCTTTAACGGTTACCTAAATAAAGTAAACAAACCTTTTGATAATACGTTTAGTGGAATTAACAAAGACTTCCTTAGTTTGAATCCACATGTTATAAGACGTAAAGTACAAGAAGTATTTTATATACTTGACCCTGTTAACGTTCCTAGCGTTTCAGCAGGCGACAGAGTAACTACTGCAACAGGTAATGCTGACGTTGTTCGTGTTAGAAACGAATTAGGACGTCTAGTAATTTATGCAGATAGAAAGAATGGTGTATTTGATGAGTCAGGTACGCTGTTTATTAATGATCAATTCTTAGTAGGTAGTTATACAAGACCATTAGCTGATAGTGTAGATAGAAGTACTGTACTAGGTGGCTATTGGGAAATACCACTAACAACAGGCTTTACACCTAAAGATGAACAGTTAACAAATACTCCAACAACAGATTCTGGAGAAGGACTAGTTATTGTTGATGTTAAAAACAATTACAATCCAGCAACGTTACCAGGACCAGATTGGACAGAAAGTACAGCAAGACTACCGTATAAGAGTAGTGTACAAAATACTTTAGAACATCCAGTTGAAGTTCTTGCATCAACATCAAAAGCATTTAAGAAAGAAACTGATCTTATTAGAGTGCTTAGTCATAAGAGTCAAGGTGTTGCAGGCAACGTTACTGAAGTTGATGTATTAGATGCAAGATTTGTTGTACGCTTACCTAAAAACGTATCTGACAAGGCAGTATCAGCAACAGCTGATAGCACAACGCCTAATCCGTATGTTGGTGTTTACTTAAATGATATTCCAGCAAATGGCGTATTACCAGATATATCTGATACAGGATTTGGTGCAGACCCGTATGCTGTTATCAATGTAGACAGAAGACGTCCAACAGACTTATGGAATGGTTATATTGACTATGATGTATTTGCTGAAGTAGACTTAGCCCCAGGCGATATTATTAGAGAAGGTCAGTCAGGTGCATCAGCAGAAATTGCTTTTATACAAAGAGATTTAGATAAGTCAAGACTGTATGTTAAAAATGTTGCAGGCGAATTTAGTTTTGGTTCACGTTACATTGACGGACTAGCACCGCAATCAATGTGGTTATACAAACAAATAGGTGCAAACTTAACAAGAATTGGTACTACTGAATCAAGACAACTAGCAGACGAAGATATCGGCTACCTTGCAGTGTTTACCCATACTACAAATTTAAGTATACCTCCAAAGTTAACATTTGCATTAAACAGTATTACAGATGAAGTTGCTGACTATGAAACAAAATTCATTACAGGTATTGAATATCAAACATGGATTGAAGAATACAAACCAGGTTTACCTCGTGTAACATTAGAACCTAGTACAGAAAACAATGACTGGGCACAAGTAGATAACATTCCTATTAACGTAGGTAGAGATGCAAGTTCTTATACTAAAGAAGGTGCATACTTTGTATACCAAAAAGACAGTACAACTGGACTATATGATTTAGTTAGTGGATACATTCTTCCTAATCGTTCAAACAACCGCGAACTAGGACAGCGTGTAAAACTTATTAGAGATAACAACTTCTATAAACTTGTTATCAACAGCAAAGAGCCGCACACTAATGACGGAACTGATGGTAATGGTAGACTTTACTTTGTACTAAATGGTACAAGTGAGTTTGGCACATACAACTGGTCACTAGGTAGAGATCCAAATTTCAAAGGTGAATACAATAGTATTTCATCTTACTATCAAGATCAAATTGTAATTTATAATGATGTATTCTACAAGGCACTTACTAATTTAAGTAACGAAACGTTTACTCCAATCAAATGGCAAGTAATAGGTAGCGATATAGACTTTGTTGGTTACTTACCAAATACATCAGGACTTGTTATTCCAGGCGATGACAGTAGTATTATAAACTTATCAACTAGTGGATACGGAGAAGTATTTGATATTAGTGATAATGGTAGAGTATTAGCAACAGTAGCAAAATATGATAGTGGCAATAAACTTGTAATATACACACTCAAGGATATGCACTTCCAATACGTAACAGAATTTACTGCACCTGCAGACTCAGATAGTTATGGCAATAGTATAACAGTTTCAGATAACGGTAACTTAATTGTTGTAAGTGCTCCTGGCACAGACGCTAGAGAGTCACAGCAAGGTAAAGTATACGTTTACAAAAATGTTTCAGGAACATATTCTTTACAACAAGAATTAAACAGTCCTAATGCAGAATTAGTTGAAGGCTTTGGACAAACTTTAGGATTTGATGGTAACCAATTAATTGTAACAGGCGCAACTAGTGACATACTGCTTGATACTACGTTTGATAGATATGAGCAAAGAGATACAACACGTAATGACTATGTTAACGATCCAACTAAAGGATTTAATATAGCACAAACAACTTACGATAATGGCTTTACTACATTTGTTAAACGTGTAAGCGATAGTGGTAATGTTTATGTTTATGAAAATATAAATGATACTCTTGTGTTTGGACAGCGTTTAAAATATTCAAACTTTAATGTTAAGAACTTTGGTAAGAATGTTATTGTAAACAATAACACAATACTAGTAGGATTGCCTGCGCTAGACGTTACAGGAAATATTCAAGGACAGGTAGCAGTATACATCAAAGATGATATTGACAGTACTTGGTCAGTTTATAGAGAACCAGTTGACTCTGGAGACCTAAACAAGTTTAGAGGCAGTTTTGTTTACGACACTAAACAAAACACTATGTTAACAAGACTTGATATACTTGATCCTATATTAGGTAAGATACCTGGTACAGCAGAACAAGAATTATCATATAAAACATATTATGATCCTGCAAATTATAATGTAGGCTTTACTAATAATAAAGAACAATACATTGCTTGGGACGATAAAAATATAGGCAAACTATGGTGGGACCTAAGTACAGTAAAATACATTGACTACCATCAAGGTTCAATAACTTATTCACAAAATACATTTAACAAACTTGCAGAAGGTGCAAGTATTGATATTTACGAGTGGGTAGAGTCAAACATATTACCGTCAGCATGGGATAGTTTAGCAGGAACCAATAGAGGTACAGCATTAGGTATAAGTGGTATTTCTAAATACGGTGATACAAAGTATGCAACACGAGAAATATATGATAGTGTTGGACAAGTGTTTACTACAAAATATTACTTCTGGGTTAAAGCAACTAAGATACTACCACAAATAGAAGGTAGAAATTTAACAGCGTATGATATACAAAATATCATAACAGACCCTGCAGGACAGAAATTAAGATTTGTTACTGTACTCGGTAATGATAGATTTGTTTTATACAACTGTAATAACTTAGTTAGTGATACAGACGTTGCAATTAATTTCCGTTACTGGACTATTGATAATCAAGACAATAATATTCATACAGAATATCAAATTATTACAGACGGATTTGAATCAAGCAAACCTAAATCAAATATTGAGCAGAAGTGGTTTGATAGTTTAATTGGAACTGACAAGTATGGCAGAGCAGTACCAGATCCAGAACTAAGTGTAAAACAAAAATACGGTAACTTAGATAGACCAAGACAGAGTTGGTTTGTAAATCGTAAAGAGGCACTAAAACAATTTATTGAAAGAGTAAATAGAGTTCTTTCAAAAGAGCTTGCTGTTGATAGTTTAGATCTTACAAAATTATCTAATAAAGATCCTCTTCCAACAGTACTATCAGGTATGTATGATAGTGCTATTGATACCGAAGAAGAACTAAGATTTGTTGGTACTGTTAGAGCAGAGCAAGCAGTATTAGAACCTGTTATTATAGACGGAACAGTAACCAAAATAAACGTAGTAACTAGAGGAAGAGGCTACAAAAATGTTCCAAAAATTACTATTAACGGAACTGGTTCAGACCTAGAACTAACACCTGTTTTAAACAACATAGGCGCTATTACAAGCGTTATTATTGTTAATGGTGGCACTAACTACACAGACGACTTAACGCTTACTGTGAGACGTCTTAGCACCCTTGTAAGGTCAGATAGTACACTAGGTGGCAAGTGGTCAATCTATTGCTGGAACAGTCAAACTAGAAATTGGACAATAGATAGTCAACAGTCATATGATGTATCAGAATTTTGGAATTATAAAGATTGGTATGCATCTGGTTACAGTGAATTAACTTCAGTAGACTACTTAATTGATGACTATTATGAATTGAATATTGTCGATGATCAAATTGGTGATATTGTAAAAATCTCTAGCGTCGGCACAGGCGGCTGGATATTACTAGAAAAAATTGTAAACGTAGATACACCAGACTATAGTTCAGGATACAAAACTGTTGGACGTGAAAACGGTACACTAGAATTCCTATCAAAACTTTATACACAAGATGGTGGATCATTAGAGTTACGTAGAATATTAGAAACTATTAGAGATGATTTATTTATTGACGAACTTGCAAATGAATATAACCAATTGTTCTTTGCAGGACTGCGTTATGTGTTTACAGAACAAAATTATGTTGACTGGGCATTTAAAACAAGTTTCATAAAAGCAAAACACAATGTAGGCGAGCTAAAAGAAAAAACTACATATCAAAATGATAACTTACCAAGTTTTGAAAAGTACATTGAAGAAGTTAAACCTTACAGAACAAAAGTTAGAGAATACTTATCAGCATATGATAAGACAGATAATACTCAAAGTGTTGTAACAGACTTTGAACTATCGCCGTTCTATGATACAGAGCGTGGCGAAATAGTTAGTCCACAAGTTCAAATCAATGACGGAGTATTGTCAGGCATAAACTTTGATATTGATGAGTATCCACAAAAACATTGGGTTGATAATTTTACATACAGTGTTGAAGAAATTAAAATTGAAAATGGCGGCACAGGATTTACTAATATTCCACAAGTAACTATTACTGGCGGCGGTGGCACAGGTGCAACTGCTAGTGCATATATAGGTAGTGGTAGTGTTAAAAATATTGTTGTTACTAACAGCGGTGCAGGATTTACAAGTATTCCAACTATTACAATCGATGGTGTGCAAGACGAAGGCGGACTAGCACCTAAAGTAAGTATTGTATTAGGAAATAAAAAAGTAAGAAGTTTAAATGTTACACAAAAGTTTGATAGACTATCTCCAAACTTAGAAATATTAAACTTACCAGAAACAGAAGTATTTACAAGTACTGGTACTGAACTTACACTAACACTCAAGTTTCCAATGGACTTAACAAGAACTAATGTTAGAGTATTCTTTAACGACACTGAAGCACTAAGCAGTGAGTACAGTTTCAATAATAAAGAATTGTTTAGTACAAACAAAACACATATTCGTAACCAAGGTTACATTACATTAACTAATGCACAACTAGTTGGAACAATAATTAAAGTTGAATACAACAAAGATGTTAGTATGCTTACAGCGGCAGATAGAATTAACTTATTCTACAATGCATCTGAAGGACAGTTAGGTAAAGACCTAGGACAACTAATGGACGGTGTCGACTACGGTGGCGTTGAAGTTAAGAGTTTTGAATTTGGTCAAGACTTAGGTTGGGATAGTAAAGAATGGTACACTACGTCATGGGACTCATATGATGAAAACTTTGATGACGAAAGTTTTGTAACAACTGGTCCTACATTTAGATTCCAGTTATCTAAACCTTTACAAGAAGATACAATTTACAATGTATATGTTAATGCTACAAGAGTTGATGATATTAATTATGATGGTAGCACCAAAACTTATATTGCAGGTGACGGTTCAACAGTTCTTTCATTAGGTAATCCAAATGCAATTATGTTATCAATTACTTCAGACAGTACTGAGTATGTAGTTGAAAATGGAAACTACTATATTGATATACAAAATGTTGAAGAGTGGGAAGAGTTCTTTGCTACTTCTAATCCAACAATTACATTTAGAAAGTCTACAAGCGATGGTAGCTTCCTACCAGAAGGCATTGGCTTTGATAGTTTAATTGAAGGTGGTAACTTACAGTATGGTACTGCAACAGGACTTGATGCAAGTGATATTAACCTTGACGGTGACGGATTTGTTACACCAACAACATCAAAAGGTCCAGAAGAATTAGTTCCAGGACAGTTACATGATACACTAGACTTAAAAGTTTATGATAGATCTGCAGACGGCGGTAGTTTAATTAGCACAAGAAACTATACTGCAACTGATGGACAAGTAGACTTTGACTTAGATGTTTTACCACACAACATATTCAGTGCTATTGTTAAAGTTAACGGAAAAATATTACAATCTGAAGACGTTCCAGGATCTGATAGTTCAGTAGTTGGAACACCAGAGTACACTATAAACTTTACAGATAAGAAATTAACTCTAAGAGATGCACTAGTAGCAGGAGACAAAGTAAATGTATTGTCAATGGCAGGCAGTGGAGAAAGAATTTTAGACACAGATCACTTTATTGGTGACGGCACAACAAGAACATTTGTAACAAGTGTGATATGGGCAGACGATATACAAAGTTATATTAATGTAGACGGAGCAAATGCTCAAGTATCATTATTTAAAACAGATAGTTCCTATGGTGATAAAGCAGGACTAGTTGGACTAGACTTTGTTATTCCGCCAAACGATAATGCGTTTGTTTATTACTCATTGTTTGATACTAATGAAGAAACAATACAAAGATACAGTGAAGTAATTATTGATAGATTTATTGGAGATGGTAGTACAGTACAATTTGAATTGTCACCTGAGCCTGCTTCAAGGCTCCCACTAAGTCATAACATTATTGTTAAAGTTGATGATAAAATATTATTTCCAGGATATACACAACAATGGTACATTACTACAGCACGTGAATATGTATTAGATAGATCACAGTATCCGACAAGTAGCCTAAGTCCAGATGCAGTTGATGTATACATTAACGGTGTTAAAAAAGTATTACTAAAAGACTATCGTTGGAACTTTAATAACTCATCAGTTACTTTGTTTGATAACGTAGGTGAAACTGGTGATGACTTAGAAATTGTTATTACAGATTCAGCAGAATACGAATTTAGTAAAAATACATTAATTGGACTACCAACAGTAACAGGTACATTTGAACCAGGCGAAACTGTAGAAATAGGAACTGGAGACAGTACAGTTTATACAGCAACAGTAAAATCATTTACTACTGGTACAGGTAACTTAGTTGTAGTAGGTACTGTTCCAGGACTATCTCAAGCAGTTGACATTGACAATAGTATTCCGATTGTAGGCTTAACAAGTAATGCAACAGCATCATCGATTGTAAGTATAACACTTGTTGAAGCAGGCGATAGACTAGTATTAGATAGTATACCTGCAGATGGTACACAAGTTGACGTATATAAATTTAATAGACACGAACTACAAGATATACAAATGGAAACAAAAACTAACGTTTCACGTAGTATACTTACAGTTGGTACAGATGACTATTATGAATTTAATAGACTAACAAAAGGTTTAGTTAAACTACGTGCGCCAGCAGTAGATACCGCATACCTTTGGATAAGTTTAAACGGAATAATGTTAACTCCAAACGTTGACTACAAGTTAGTTAAAATGGATAATTACGTACAAATAGATAGACCCGTTAAACCAAATGATAAAATACAAGTAATTCATTTTGCGGCTGACAAAGCAAGTGAAAAGTTTGGATATAGAATGTTTAAAGACATGCTTAACAGAACGCACTATAAGAGACTAAACCAAGCAAACGTTTACTTCTTAGCAGAGCCGTTGAGTATATCAGACCAAGCAATTCAACTTACAGATGCAGAAGGTATTACACAGCCAAGTAAAGAATTAAACGTTCCAGGTGTATTATTTGTTAACGGAGAAAGAATTGAATACTTTGAAGTAGTTGGAAAAGAATTAAGACAACTACGTAGAGGTACATTAGGAACAGGACCTGCTGATACTTACCCTGCAGGAACAGAAATTATGGATCAAAGTAATTCTGAAACTATTCCTTATACAGACGAAATGGTAAGTTCAATAGCACTAGATGACGAAAGTACACAAATATTGCTAGATTGGATCCCTACTAAAGGGGTAGACGAGTTCGAAGTGTTTGTAGCAGGACGCAGACTACGTAAGAATTCAATCAGTATGTACCAAAATCAGGTAGTTGATGCTAATGGAATTGTAACAACAGAGCTTATTGCTAAAGATAGCCCAGAAGGCGACATTACTTTAGCACCAGAGTTTACATTAAATATTACAGATTCATCAGCAACAGTAACACTTGTAGACACTCCAGTAACAGGTACTAGGGTGGTTATAGTAAGAAAAATAGGAAAAACGTGGCAAACACCAGGGGAGCAGTTAAGATACGCAAATAATTCAATTGCTGAATTCATCCGCGAGGCAACAACTGACTTACCTAAATAAATACACTAGCAGGAAGATAAAATGACAGATACATTTAAAGATTTAAACGGAGTACTACTCCAAGGACATATCAAAATTAGTGATCCTGAGAGTGGCGAGATTCTTATTGATAAGCGTAATGCTATTCATTATGAGAACATGAGTTTGGCACTAGCGGAATCACTAGCCAACGCAGGACAAGGGCCTATATACAAAATGGCATTTGGTAACGGCGGTACAGCAGTTGATCCAACAGGAATTATTACTTACTTAACTCCAAACAGTACAGGTACAAATGCAAGTTTGTACAACCAAACGTTTGCTAAAGTAGTAGACGATCAAGCAGGAAACAATACAGATCCTGTAAGAAACAAAATAGAAACAAGACACGTTAGTGGTACAAACTACACAGACATACTTGTTAGTTGTTTACTAGACTATGGTGAACCAAGTGGACAAGATGCATTTGATACTACAACAAATACAGAAAACTTATATGTATTCGATGAGCTAGGACTAATAAGTGCTGGTGCAGGCGGTACAGACGGTAGACTTTTAACACACGTTATCTTCCATCCAGTACAGAAATCGTTGAATAGACTTATTCAAATTGACTACACTGTAAGGGTACAGAGTTTAACTGGCTTTACAGAGGTATAATAAATGGCATACGCAATTAAATATTCCGATTTTGTTAATAAAGGCAGTATTACTGTTGAAGACAACACTATTAACCAAGAGACATCACTTAAATTACCAGGTCGTAATACTACAGCGTATGGCTCTAGTATTGCAGAAAACTTCTTACACTTACTAGAGAACTTTGCTAATAGTTCAAATCCAGGTAGTCCAGTAGAAGGTCAACTATGGTATGACAATAGTCCAGGTGTTGATCAGTTAAAACTATGGGACGGTAGTGCTTGGGTAGCGGCCGGCGGCCTTAAAAAAGCAAATATTGCTCCAGATGCAGAAACATCAGTTATTGGTGACCTTTGGGTTGACACTGATAACCAACAATTATACCTATTTGCAGGTTCAGGTTGGCTATTAGTAGGTCCAGAGTTTGCAGAAGGACTAGCAACTGGATCTAGACCAGACAAAGTTGTAGCGATTGACAACAACGAATACGATGTTGTGTTCATAGAAGTTAAAGGTAGCCCGGTTGCTGTTATAGCAAGTGAAGCGTTTAATCCAAAAGCTACTATAGTAGGGTTTGAAAGTGGCATAAAACCAGGTGTAAACTTATCGGCAGCCAATGTAGGCGGCGATGGTGTACCACAGTTTAATGGTATTTCAGAAAAAGCATTAGGTTTAACAGTACCAGGCGCAACAACAGCACAAGATGTATTAATTACAGCGGCTAATGTTATGCGTAAAGACGCTATTAACATTACTAACTTTGCAATCAACGTTAAAAACTCAGAAGGTATTAGTGTTGGCGAAGGTAGTTTAGTAAAAATGCAAATGGACGGTAATGCAGGTATTATTTCACATGCAGGACCAGGAGCAAACTTACAAATTAGAATGAATACAAGTTCTAATCAAGCAAATGCACCATTAGAGTCAATACTTACAGTTGATAGTACTAGAAAAGTTGGTATTAACAAGTCAGGACCTGAAGTTGCATTAGATGTAAGCGGTGTTATACAATCAGACAACCAAATACGTTCAACAAGTTTAAGTGAAAGTGCAACAATAAGCACAGGAAGTATTACTTCAACTGGCGGAATGGGCATTGCTAAGAATATTAATGTTGGTGGACAAGCAAAAGTAGCAGGTCCGTTAATAGTAGGTAGAGCTCCAGATAGTATTCCACTTACAAGTACAGACTTATCTGATATAGGTATTGATGATTTAAGAAATACTTACAATGTTGCGTTATTACCAGATGAAAATAACCTAAGAACTATAGGTACACCAAACAAAGTGTTTGCTAGTATGTATGCTACAGAATTTGTAGGTAGTTTAAAAGGCGAAGTACAAGGTTCTGTATCAGGCAGAGCTGGACAAGCAGATAGATTGTCATCACCAACAGTATTCCAAATGACAGGCGATGTTGTTGCAAACAATATTTCCTTTGATGGACAACAAGGTAGTGTAACATTTACTACAGCAGTTAGTAATAACTTTATTGCAAACAGACCTAGCGTAATAGGCGATGGTGCAAATGCTACTCCGGTTGCATCAGAAGAGAATGATGAATTTTTAGTTAACAAACCGTCGGGCGTATTTAAAATGCCTAGAGATAGAATACTAGCAGGAGTTAAAGCTATTGTACCAGTAGGTTCAATTATTCCTTATGCAGGTATTATTGATGATGTAAACATTCCTATTCCAGATGGTTGGTTAGTTTGTGACGGTACTAACTATTTGATTGCTGACAAAACTGCTTTACATGCAATAGTACAATGGTCATTCAAATCAAAATCACAAATT